GGGTGTACCTACGGACCATCTGATTAGCTGAAGAGGGGCCTTTCGACCCGTCTTCGTCCACCAATCTCCTTGACAGCACGCCTGCATGAATTGGAGCCAACGGGTTCCAACTCCGCAGCGACTTAGGAACTCCAACTGGAGATCCAAAGGGAAATTATCTGTAGCATTGGATAAATCCATACTGCAGCCTTTTCGGCCATCTTGGAGCCATTTCTGGACAAGATAGACGCCAGCTTCCTGGTCGAACGTGAAGTCATTAGGCACATGCCGCAAGGCGTCAAAGAGAGCGTCACCCAACGGTTGCAAAGCCGCTTGATAGACGCGATAAGGGTTGGCCGCAAACCTAAGTTTGTAACCAGCCTCCTGGATTAGACTTATTAGGCCCATCTCAGGTTTCTCTATGACATGTCCAGAGGAACGAGCATCGAACTCATTGTTCATTTGCATATGCTCTAAAATCGGCCCTTCAAAGCCGAGAGCAGTTCCTTGGAATATATCCCAAAACCTTTGTGTGAATTCGGATCTGTGTAATAGAGGCATCCAGCTGTCCAAAACAGCTTCTGCTTCAGGCACAGTAGAATACCACCTTGGAGCTCGTCGAGTGGGACTGGCTTGGAAGTCCACAAGTGGACTACCAGTATCACTCATAACCTTAATATTAAGGACGAGAGGGGATTCATGGACCAACCTGAGACCATTGACAATAGTCTCAGGATCGAGTAACGGACGGTTTATAGCCGCCTTTGCTTTTTTCCACTGCCTATCTGTCACACGGAGTTCCGGGTGGTCAAACATTAAAGCAGTGTAGACCATTATGGCATTCCAGGCCCGTTTAAAGTCTGAAAAACTCATCCTATAGATGATCCTAAAAGGGCCCTTAGGCCCCTTCGGTCCATAACGGATCCAAGAGTGATTCTTCATGGGTGGTAATCCAGCAAAGTGTCGCAACAAATCAAGCTTTAACATCTTGATTCGAGAGACCGTCCATTCTTCACCAGAAGACCGGATCCATTTCTGAATCAGATCAACCAATTGGTGTGACTCCCCGGACGAAAGTCCGAGGGCACGCAACCTCATAAGCGACTCTTTTGTGTCGAACACTAGATTATGCCCCCTTTCAGGGTACTAATCAGAGAGGCCCATTAGTGGGTCCCACACCGACCAGGTGCAGTTGAGATCGGGGCCTGTCGGCC